AAATCTTTGATGCTCTCGCAGATGCCCTCCCTGATCTTGGTGAATCCTTCCAGATTGGAGGAGGGCAAGGCCTCATCCCGGACAATATCCCTGTGCTGGGGATGTTCAAATCTGGTGGCATGATCCCCAAGGCCCAGAATGGGATGCTGGTTGGAGGGAGTCACTCGATGGGTGGAACAATAGTGGCAGCTGAAGGAGGTGAATATATTTTCTCTCGGGAGGCTGTTCAGAGGCTTGGTGCAGGGAGACTCAATCAACTCAATAATGGGCAAGACAATGGTGGGGTTGTGGTGAACATTTATGATGGAACAGGGCAAAGAATTTCTGCGTATGATTCGGCACTTAGAGTGGAGATCAAGGAGCGTGCTGCTCGAAATCAGCAATTTGCGGCTGTGGCATAAAAATGGCGTTTCAAGTAGATTTTGACCTGACCAGCAGCCCATTCACTGATCAGGTTTATTATGTCGCAGATGAACCATCCAGCCATGCTGTTGGCAAATTTTATCAGCCTTTCATCACTGCTCCTCCATTCATTGAATTGGGCGACTACGATGCAGGATGGTTATCTGTCACAGTGGGAACTCTGGAGATTGTAAACCGTCCAACAGATTCAAAGCATCCTTTCTCTGGTGCCAATTACGCTGCCCTGATTGCGAATCCTGCAACAGCAATTCCGGTTATTTTACGCTATAACGGAAAGCTGCTTTTGGATGGCACAGCAGTTCTCAATGCCTTGAATCCGGAAGCCCTCAGATTCCAGCTTGAGGCCAAGGTTCAACGCACCAATCTGCTTCGATTGATTGTTGCAGAAACCTCCTCTGCAGCCGAGATGATTGGGCTGAGTGACAATGGAGCGGGAAAAGTAAGAATCACCACTGCAGCACTGCATCAGTTTGGAATTGGTGAGCAGGCATTCTTTCAAGGGATGTCCATTGTTGGTGAAGAACTTGAATATAATCCAAGTGACACAGCAAGCCTCTTTAGTATTACATCAGTAACAGACACCACCTTTGACGTCAACGCCAACATTGCAGATGTGGCATTTCAGAATCCATCTGCTGGAAATTATACCTTTGAGACTGGTGAAACCATCGAGGCAGATGAAACTTTCTCAATCTCCACAAGCTTGGAGAGTATCACCTCAATTGTCTCTGGTGTCACTGTAACGATTGCCTCTGAGGTGGTGATTTCCATCCTCCCAGATGCCCAACTCCCGGAGACTTACACAGTTTCAAGTGGTGACACTGTGACGATTGCTGTGGATTCCATAATTGCAGTCTCTGGGACAAATGCTTATGACATCGGGAACGCAAGTGCCACAGACACACAGTTGCCTTTTGCATTCGGTATTGTGACTCTGGATGAACCTGTTCCTGTGCTGGACATTGCAAAGACTCAGGTGGGAAATCCCAACCTGAAAGTCAGCACTGCCTCTGTGCAGGATGATGGACAGGATGAAGTGATTGACACCTCCCAGAGCTACGATTTTTATACTGTCCCAGATGGTGAAATTCCAAGGCTGACTTTGAACACCGGGAGCATTACTGGAGAACCAAGCCTCACAGGTCAGAGTATCCATTTTGACACTGTGAATGGTGATGAAACCTCTGCTGATTTTTTCGGTTGGTTGAGCCAGCAAATTGGATATTCATTCAATTCTGACCTCGCCAGCAATGCCGATGATGAAAACCGGAAGATCAGCATTTGGGAGACAAACCAGCAGAGGATTCTGGATTTTGCAGACAAGGTGGCCAAGGCTTTGAACATGCAATTCTATCTGGATGATGAGGCTGACATTCTGCACCTGATTGACAGGGCCAATGTCCCTGCTTCTGCAGCCCTGACGCTCAATGATTGGGACATTCTAGAATCCAGTCTTGAACTGCCTCCACCTTTGTCCGGGATCACCTCAAAAAGGAGCTACAATCAGGCTGTTGGTGCCGGAACTGGTGCAAGCCCCTACAAGCTTTTGAAGATCACCAGAGCAGTCAGAGTGGCAAACTTGGACACAGGCCAAGATGATGATCTGGAGACTTTCAGCCCAACCATTGAGGTGGCTGCTGAAGTTCTGACTGCTATCCGAGACATCAGGAACAAACCAAGGCTTTCTGTGACCATTTCCGGAATCAATCTGGACATTCAGGCCGGAGACAGGATTGATGTGAACAACCCAACTCTGGGAATTGCAGGCAATCTGATTGTGCGGAAAAGGGCTTGGGATTTCGTTGGAAATACCACACAATTCTCCGGAGACGCAAGCTTGACTCCCTTGAGCCTATGAAAATTCTTTCAACATCCACATATTCATCGGAAAGTCTCACCACAGGCACTGCCTTGAGTGGATTTCCCGTTGCCAATATTGCGACAGATCAGCCTCAAGAGCGATTGATTGGTGCAGCCAAGACCATCACCATTCAAGTGGCAGTTTCAGGTTCCTCAGACTCATTTTTTTTGGATGGCTGGTTGGCTGACTCTGGGAGTTATGATCTTGACTCAGCAGGAAGCCCCACAAGCCTCACGGCTGCGCAGTTGCAGGACAGGTTTGGTTTCAAGCCTTGGGGACAGGATTTGCAAAAAAGAAAGAAGCCTCTTTATATTTCAGGCCTGTCTTTTTCCAGCACTGTGGACCTAACCTTGACCACCTCAGTGGATGTCAAAGCCTCTCCCATGAAGGGGGCCAGCATTGCGAAGTGGAGCAAGGTGGGAACTGCCACCGGGAACTTCACAGATTCCTCTGATAATGTCATTAATGTTCTGGAGCATGGGCAGGTTTTGCTTGGAGGCTGGGTTGACAGTCTACAGATTGAGGGAATCACCGGGGATGGTACATCTTCCGGAGCAATCACACTCTCATCTGATCTTGCCTCCGGAAACATCACAGCAATCAATTTGCCAGTACAGATTGGAGTGGTCAAGGTTGGCACTTCCTCAGACTTTAGCAACCCACAAACGCTGACCAGAGACTTCACCAATTTTTCGACCATCAGAACTGGCACCACAGGCTTCCGGCAGGTGACTAAAAGAGGCATCTCTCAGTTGATTACTGCTCAAGGAATTTATACACAAGCCCAAGCAGACAATCTGGTGGGAATTGCTGCAGCCTATAGGGGAGAGGCAGTGGCCATGCAATTGCTGGAGAGCATGACAACAGAGAGGGATTCAGAGGCAGTTTTTGGTGCAATCAGCATCCCACAAGATTCTTTTGTGACTCCAACGGGAACATACAGAAATTTGAGTTACACCATCACAGAGGTTTTATAAAATGAGTACAATAAAAGTTGATACAGTTAGGCCTGTCACCACAGATGCAAGCCTAACGCTTCAAGGAGATTCATCTGGATCTGGTGTTACTGGAATCACGATTGATTCATCCGGAAATGTCACACTGAATGGAACCGCTAACGATCTTGGGACAGTATCTGCGGGAACGCTTGGGAGTGGGGTGACGTTTCCTGCTGGGCATGCCATTAAGATATACTCCCAAACATTTAGGGGAATAGATTCCAATGGAACAAATAGCTACGTAATAATAGGTGATGGGGATGCCGATAAGCTTGAAATTGTAACTGATACACCTAAAAGCAGTTCAAGCAAATTTTTAATCATGGTTGCAATAGGCGCTGCTACCGATAATGGTGGTGCCACAACTGCTTTCCGTCTTACAAGAGGTGGGAGTTTCATTACTGAATCGGGTACAGATTATACCCCTTTAGAACTTAGAACAGCTTCCTCTTTTCGTATAGGGGGTGGAGATTCAAACCATCCATTTGGTATAAGTTTTAGTTTTCTAGATTCGCCAAATTCTACTTCTGCACTAACTTATGCAGTACAGTTCAAAAACCAAAGTAGTCTCACCTCTTATATAAATAGGTCTTCTGCTAATTCTAACGTAGCAGATACTTACGGGACTTATACTTCATCAACTTTGACAATTTTTGAGATTGCCTAATGTTTAGGGACACAGCTATACGAATAGTAGTTGATCAGCCCTGCCGAATACTGAATGAAACAAGGGTTTTTGACGTAAATGGACAAGAAATAGAGGTTGACGAAGTTGCAGTTCAAGCCAAGCTAGCAGAACTCATCGCAGCAGAACCACTGCGTTTGCTACGCATCCAGCGCGACCAACTCCTTTCCGCAACAGACTGGTGGGTTTTGCCAGACAGAACTCCCACACAAGCACAGCTAGCATACCGCCAAGCCCTGCGTGATCTTCCGTCTACAGCAACACCAGCACTGGATGAAGATGGCAACCTCACTGGCGTAACTTGGCCAACCAAACCGGAATGAAATGGATGCCCAAGCTGACACTTTAGTTGCACAGTACAGCAGCCCACCTGCAGTGCCACTGGATCAGGCACTGGATCAGATTGTGGGGCTTCTGTTGTCCAATGGACTGAGTGGTGTAGTGATTCTGGGGTTGGCTTTTTTTAGTTACAGACTCAGCCAAAGGATTGAGCGATTGCAGGATAAGATGATTGAATTGCAGGTCAGTACGATTCAGTCCATTGATCATCTTTCAGACCAACTGAGGAAATGAGAGATTCTTTGTTGTCTTTTGCTTCTGGCGTCATCATTCTGGCTCTGGGCTGGGGCAGTTTTCAAATTTTTACACTCAATCGAGAGATGGGAGAAGTTAGAACATCTCAAAAACACATGCTCGAAGTGCTCACAAAAATAGACAAGCGACTGGACAAAATGGATGAGCAGAATGAGAGGATTGAGTGGGTTTTATTCAATTCTACAGGTAAAGATGTCAGAGGAGATTATTGAAAAGAAAACGATCATCAAGGATGATCCAAAACCACAAAAACCTGTCATTGTAAAACAGCAGAGAAGCACACAAGATGCAATCATTGTTGCTCGATTCTATGCGCGGTTTTTTGTGGCTGCTTTTGCTCTGGCCATCTTTGCTGGCGTGGTCTATATCATGCTGATGGCAGGTGATGAACTGCCCTCTTCTTCAAAGGATCTGCTGAACATCTTGATTGGTGCATTCATCCCAATCCTCACAGGAATCAGCAAATTTTATTTTGAGAGTGGTGGTGATTTGGACTCCTCCAATCCTCCACCAGTTAATCCTGAACCCAAACCTGAACTGAAAGAGGTGTAAATGTTCGCAATTTTCGGAACACTTTTGCAACAATTGGTGCTGGATCAAGCCCAGAATCTGGTGAAAGAGCAGGTGCTGGAAAAAGTGAATGATCTGCTCGATGATGACACAAAAGCAGAACTCAACAAGGCGATTGCAGAGGATGGCAGCCATGATGCCACGGACCTTGAGAGTCTGCTGGGAAAATCATGAAACTCTCTGAGCATTTCAGCCTTAAAGAGTTGATCAAGAGTGACACTGCAAAAAGGCTGGGGATTGATAACCTCCCAGAGGCTCAAGAGATCGCTGGATTGGCTGTTCTCTGCCACAGAATCCTTGAGCCTGTCCGCTTGCAGTTCGGCAAGCCCTTCACTCCCTCCTCGGGATTCCGGAGTGTGGCAGTCTGTGAAGCGATTGGCTCCAAGGCCACCAGCCAGCACACCAAAGGGCAGGCTGCAGATTTTAAGGTGATTGGGCTGGACAATCTGGAATTGGCCAAGTGGATTGCTGAAACTCTGGAGTTTGACCAACTGATTGTCGAAGGCTACGAGGCCGGAGACACTAACTCTGGCTGGATTCACTGCTCGTTCAACCACTTGGGTCAGCAGCGCAAGAACATCCTGCACACAACCGATTTCCGCACCTATCAAGACGGCTTCCCAGAAGTGGCTTGACCTCCCAACTTTTCCTTCCTACAATTTCCCTCCTGACCGATGAAGAGACTATCTTTGCCTTGCCCTCCATTGGTCAACACCATCTGGAGGGCCTTCCGGAACAGGACCATCCTCTCCAAGACAGGCAGGCAATATTTCGCTGATGTGGTGCCTCTGCTGGAGGAGCAGTGGCAAGGCCAGCCCTTGGAGAAGGAACTGCAGCTGCAGATGGTGGCCTACTATCCAGATGCCCGAAAGCGGGATTTGGACAACTGTTTGAAGGTGACTCAAGATTCTCTGGTGAAGGCTGGCATCATTCTTGATGATAGCCAGATTGTGGCAATAATCGCCACCAAGGGAGGAATTGACCGGGAGGCCCCAAGAGTAGAGGTCTCCCTCACAGAATTCTAGCCTGTCCTGATCACATGATGCGACCTCCTTTGCCTCGGTTCTGCATGGATTCCGAGGGTTTAAATTCGCACATATCCAATAAGGCCTTATCTAGGCGGGCCACGGAGTCAGGGCAGGCACTTAATTTAATCAAAGGGCAAAATGAAACAGCTAAACGCTAAACAAAAAGACCTCCTCCTGAATGCAATCATTCGGGAGAAAAAAGTGGAGTGGAACTCCAGAGGTGGCATTCCTGTCTGGATCAGAAGGCATGTCAGGAGGGCAGCATGAGCAACTTCCTTGAAGACTTTCAAAGCCTCCAGCAGAATCTCCCTGCTCTTGAAAAAGATCAGGTGAACAGCTACAACAAAAAGCGTTTCACCAGTCTGGACAAGATGCTGGCGCAATGCCTGCCAGTGATCCATAAAACCGGATTTTGTCTGGTGCAGCCCGTGAAGGTTCTGGAGGACAAGCTGGTTGTCTATTCGGAACTCATCCATGTGGATACTGGTGAAAAGATGGAATCCTGCTTTCTTTTGTTGCCTGCTCAAATGGACCCACAGGAATTCGGGCTTTGGATATCCTATGGAAGACGCTACACTCTGGCCAGTCTGCTGGCTCTGGGGAGCGAGGAGCCTGAGTGGGATAGGCAACCAAAGCAGGAGCCTGAGCAGGAGCAGGAGAAGGCTCAGGGCCTCTCTGCAGCCAAATACGCGCAGCTTTTAAAAAAAGTTGGCGCAGTGAAGCCCGAGGAAGTACCGGACTTCAAGGCCAAGCAGGACAAATGGCTCGAGGAGAACCTCTCAGAGGTTCAATACGAGCAGGTTTCTGGTTTGCTCAAGGATATATTCACTAGGCAAGGAGAGGAAGCCTAGAATTAACGATTAAGGCAGGGAAGGGAGGAATTAGCTACTTCTCCTCGGTTGTGTTGTCCCAGCACTTCCCTGCCTTTTCTTCCGGGACAATCAATCCATCATGGGACACAAAATGAATCCAATCAAAGATGCATGTGATCTGCTTTTTGGCGCAGATCAAGTGGCAGAACTCAGAGTTCTGAAAGCCAAAATTGGCAGAGGCAGACCTGCCACTGTTTCGGGCTATTTCTCCAACTGGGAGGAACTGGCCAAGGCTGCACAAAACTGGGACAGGAAAGCTCCTGCTGTATATGTGACACTTAACCCGGTGAAGCCTGAACTGCTGGCGAGGGCTGCTGAGAAAGCCATCCCCTACGCAGAGGCCACCACCTCAGATCAGGACATCCTCCGAAGGAAATGGTTTCCCATTGATATTGACCCTGTGAGGCCATCAGGAACCTCCTCAAGCGATGAAAAGCATGAGCAGGCACTGGAGAAGGCCCGGAAGATTTCGGCATGGCTGCAACTGCACAGTTGGCCCAAGCCTATCATTGCAGACTCTGGGAATGGTAGGCTTGGGCCAACTGTG